CGACGTACAGTGGCGGTGGCGCGCACATCTCGCTGATGGCGATTTTCAAGGACGCGGGCGGCGGCGGCGCCACGCTCTACAACCGGCGACCCTTCGATAGCGGGATTTTCAAAAGCAGGATGTTTAACTGATGGGTCGTTACCTCGGAAGCTGGAAGCTGGAAGACGTTGTAACCGTCGCCATTCAGACTTCCTCTGTGACGACTGGCGCGGCATCCGATGCCGACAGCGTCCCGACGTGGCGCATGTACGAGGATACGACCACGACGCCGGTCACGACGGGCTCGTTCACCACCATGAACGCGCAGACCGGCTTCTACATCGCGGCGATTACTCTTGCGGCAGCCATTGGATATGAGAAAGGCAAGAGCTACAACCTGCGCACCCAGGCGACCGTGGCGAGCATTATCGGCGCGGACGTTCATTCCCTGCAGATCGAAGCGGAAGTCGATGCCAACGCGGTGTCTGTAACTGCGAACGCACATGTGGCCTCTATCACCGCCGGGGCGATCAGCGCCAATGCATTTACCGCCGGGGCGCTGGCGGGGCTGCCCGTCACGGTCAATGCCACGGCGGCGGCTGCGATTGCCTCGCAGGTGTGGAGCACTTCTCCTGCTGCGACGGTGTCCGCGACAGCGGCGACCGCCATTGCCAACGCGGTCTGGGGTCGCACGAAGGCCGATTTCTCCACGGCCGGCACTTTCGGCGAATTTTTGGACGCCACCGTTTCGGCGATCGCTGGCGGGTCTGCCGACACCACCCTATCGCCGACTGCACTGGCGGCTGTCGTGGATGGAGTGTGGGGAGCAACGAAGGCGAATTTTTCGACGGCTGGCACCTTCGGCGAATTCCTCGATGCAACGGTGTCTGGCATTGCCGGGGGGTCCGCTGATACGACGCTGTCGCCTACTGCGCTTGCAGCCGTGGTGGATGGCGTGTGGGGCGCGACGAAAGCCAATTTCGGCACAGCGGGCACGTTCGGTGAGTACCTGGACGCCACGATCTCCGCAATCGCTGCCGGCGACACGACGGTATCGGCCACGGCAGCCAGCGCGATCGCGACAGCGGTGTGGGCGGCTGCGCAGCCCGTAACCGTCAATGCCACGGCAGCCGGCGCCATTGCCACGGCGGTGTGGAGCGCGCCGTCTGCTGTTACAGTCAACGCGACGGCGGCGAGCGCCATTGCAACGGCCGTCTGGTCGGCGGCCCAACCTGTCACGGTTAACGCAACCGCAGCGGCTGCCATTGCCGCACGAGTGACCGCCGGCTCCATTGGCGCGGTGACCGTCGGCGGCACGGCGGCTGCGGCCATTGCAGGCCTTGTGACCGACGGCCAGACCGTCGGAGCCACAGCGCAAGCCGCCATCGCCGATGCGGTATGGGACGAAGCCCGCGCCGGTCACACGGGGGCGGGGAGCTTCGGGGAATATGCACGCGCGGAAGTGCGTGTCATCAACGCGGTGAGCGTGAACGGAGCCGGGACGACCGCGAGCCCCTGGGGGCCGTAAATGGCACTCGTTGCATGGGGCGACGCTTGGCGCAGCGGCGTCTGGCGTGTCGGGGCATGGGCGGAAGCGACCCTCGCGACGGTCCCGGACGTTACCGGACTCAGCGAAGCGCAGGCGATCTCGGATATCACGACGGCGGGATTCATCCCGTCGAAATCCGAAGACTACAGCAGCACAGTTGTTGCCGGACTGGTCATCTCGCAGAGCCCTGCGGGTGGCTCAAGCGCCCAAACCGGCTCGACGGTCGCATTTGTCGTCAGTTTGGGAGAGCGAGCGAGCGCGGGAGGGCTGTCTCGTCAGCGCCGGCGGTATTTCGTCGAGGTTGACGGCCAATACTTTCAGGTCAACGACGCGAGCGAAGCCAGGGCAATCCTTGAGCGCGCCCGGGCACTGGCTGAACGTGAGGCTGAACAGGCCGCTGCGAGCACGGCACGCAAGGCCGCGCACGTCCTGCGCAAGGGGCGCAGGCTCGGCAAGCTGCGGGTTCCGGTCCCGCATATCACGGTCAGTCCGGCTATCGCGGAGCAAACCGCGTCGCTAATCGCCGACATCGACCGACTGTATCGTCAGGCCGCAGAGCTACAGGAACTGCGGCTACTTCTGGAACGCAAGTTCCAGGAAGAAGACGACGAGGAAATCCTGACACTGTTGATGTGACCAAGCCCCAGGCAGTCACGAGGAGCACGACATGGCCGCTCGCATAGATCGGCGACACAGCGAATTGGTCCGCCAGCGCATCCAGACTTCGGTCATTGTGGAGCGCCTTCACCGGCACGTCATGGGCGAGTTGGAACTGTCTCCGACCCAGATATCAGCCGCCAATACCCTGCTAGACCGGGCAGTCCCAAAACTGGCGCAGGTTCAGCACGTTGGGGATGAGGACGGCGGCCCGGTTCGTCACGCGGTATCCGTGACCTATGCAGATCCAACTGCCTCGGAAACTTGAACCGCTCAGGCACCCAGCACGCTACAAGGTCGTTTATGGCGGCAGGGGATCGGCGAAGTCGTGGGGAGTCGCCCGACAGTTGCTGATTGACGCGGCCGAGAAGCCGTTGCGGGTACTTTGCGCGCGCGAGATTCAGAAGACGATTGCGGATTCGGTGCACCAGCTTCTGCGCGATCAGATTGCGCTGATGGGGCTGGAGGATTTCTACCGGGTCCAGGAGACGGAAATCGTCGGCCTGAACGGCTCGCGATTCTTCTTCGCTGGCATTCGCGGGCTGGATGTTGCGAAGATCAAGAGCTTCGAGGGTGTGGATCGCTGTTGGGTCGAGGAGGCTCAGGTCGTCAGCAAGAAGTCGTGGGACGTGCTGACGCCGACGATTCGCAAGCCGGACAGCGAGATATGGATCACGTTCAATCCGGAACTCGACACCGACGAGACGTGGGTGCGATTCGTTGAGAAGCCGCCTGATGGGGCGGTCGTGATTCAGATGAACTGGCGGGACAATCCATGGTTCCCACAGGTGCTCGAACGCGAGCGCGCCGACCTGCTTAAGCGCGATCCAGAGAGCTACGAGACGGTGTGGGAAGGCAAGTGCCGTCCTGCGGTCGAGGGAGCGATTTACCGCAAGGAGATCGAGGCGCTGCTACGCGACAAGCGGCTGCGCACGGTTCCCTACGATCCACTGCTGAAGGTCCACACCGTATGGGACCTTGGCTGGAACGACGCGATGTCAATCATTCTGGTGCAGCGGGTATCCGGTGCGCTGCATGTGATCGAGTACATCGAGGACAGCCACAGGACGCTGGCTGACTACGTCAACGACTTGACGGCGAAGCGGCTCAATTGGGGAACGGACTGGCTTCCGCACGACGGCCAGGCGAAGGATTTTCGGACTGGGCAGAGCGCCGAGGAAATCCTCACGAAGATGGGGCGCAAGGTGCAGGTCGTTCCGCGCATGGACGTGGAAGGCGGAATCAAGGCGGCAAGGCTCGCTTTCGGGCGGTGTTACTTCGACGTGGACAAGGCAGCGGAGCTGGTGCAGCGATTGAAGCGCTACCGGCGAGCGATCAGCAGCGTGACGAATGAGGCTGGTGCCCCGTTACACGACGAGAACAGCCACGGCGCGGACGCCTTTCGGTACATGGCCATGATCGCCGATCGCATGGACAACGACGCGAGCTGGAAGAAGCCCATCAAGTACGTCAGCCAAGGATACGTCTAAGTGGACGATGAACGTTTGCTCAATGCGATAGACGCGGCGGAAAGCCGCTGCTATGGCGCCAGCGAGACGGGCGAGATTGAAGACGATCGTGCATCGGCCATTGACGCCTATCTGGGCAAGAACACGCTGCCGGCCCCTGCGGGCCGCAGCCAGGTCGTGGATCGCACGGTCTACGAGACGATCCAATGGATCATGCCATCGCTGTGTCGCATCTTCGCCAATGGCGATGATGTGGTTGACCTGCCGCCGATCGGGCCTGACGACGAGGAGGGCGCCAAGCAGGAAGGGCAATACCTGAACTACTTGATCACGCAGAAGAATGCGTGGTTTTCGATCTTCTCGACGGCTGCCAAGGACGCGCTACTGAGCAAGACCGGCTATCTGTACGTTTGCCGGGAAAAGCGGCGCATCGTGGAGGTTGAGCGTTACGAGCGCCAGACGCCGCAGTCGCTGGCACTGCTGATTGGCGACCCGGACGTTGAAGTGACCGGCAGTCGTGAATATCCCGATCCGGACTACGTTCCGCAGCCAGCGGTTGGTCCGGATGGTGCGCCGATGGTTGGCCCCGACGGTCGGCCGATGATGCAGCCAGCGCCGATGCTCTATGACGTGGAGATTCGCCGAGCCAAGGAGGACAACCCCTACATCATCAAGGCGCTGCCGCCCGAGCGATGCAAAGTGTCGCAGGACACTCCGGAATACACGCTCAAGGGGTGCCCGTACTTCGAGTACTTCGACTACCAGACCCTGAGCGATCTGCGGGCGAGCGGGTATGACGTAGACGACGATATCGGCGCGGACGACGAGAGCGACAGCGAAGTGGACTTTGCGCGCGACCAGTACGGCGAGACGATCAGCGGCGCGTCGGCTGACGTATCGCAGCGGCGCGTCAAGGTGCGCTACATCTGGCTGACGTTCGATCACGACGAGGACGGGATTGCGGAACTGCAGTACGTCCTGCTGGTCGGCAAGACGATCCTGCTGCGCGAGGAATGCAATCGTATTCCGGTCGCTGCGCTTGCCTGCGATCCGCTGCCGCATCGTCATCCTGGCCTGTCCATTGCGGACACGACGCAGGATATTCAGCAGATCAAGACGGTATTGCAGCGCCAGGGACTGGATAATCTTTACCTGTCGAACAACCCGCGTACGTTCGTCAATCCGGATCGGGTGAATCTCGATGATCTGCTGATCTCGCGGCCCGGTGGGGTCATTCGCGGCAGCGGGGTGTTTGGGCAGGACATTGCGCCGTTTTCGGTGCCGTTTGTGTTCCCGCAGGTTGTCGAGTCGATGGCCTACTTCGAGCAGGTCACGGAGGGCCGCACCGGGGTTAATCGATACTTTCAGGGGACGGATCAGAACGCGCTGAACAAGACCGCGACCGGCATTCAGCAGCTTTCCACGATGGCGGCTCAGCGGGTCGAGACCATCGCGCGCTACATGGCGAGTGGGATCGAGGACATGGCGGCGATCCTGCACGAGCTGGTGCTCAAATCGGGCCATCAGCGCGAAGTGATCCGACTGCGCGGCAAGTGGGTCGAGGTGGACCCGGCCGAGTGGCGCAATCGTTATGATTTCCGCATCTGCGTCGGGTACAGCGCGGGCAATAAGGACGCGCAGATGGCGCGGTTGCAGATGATCGCCGGCTTCCAGAAAGAAGCCGCTGCGGGCGGCGTGCCGATCGTGCAGCCGCAAAATCTGTATGAGACTGCGATCGAGCTGACGAAAGCGGCGGACTTTTCGTCTCCGGAGCGATTCTGGACCGATCCGGCTACGGTTCCGCCGCCGCCCCCGCCGCAGCCCGACCCGACCGTGATGGCGGCTGAGGGCGTGCGTGCGCAGTCCTCGCTGCAGACCAAGCAGCTCGAGGTATCGCAGCGCGAGCGCGACAGCGAACGTGACTTTGCGATCAAGAAGTACGAAATCGACACCAAGGCGCAGACCGACCTGCAAAAGCAACGCGAGCAGGCCGAGCACGCCGCGCAGCTCGAGGGTGTTCGCGGAACGGTCCAGGCGGCACTCAAGCAGCGCGACGGCGAGCAAGCGGCAGCGAGTCGCGAGCGAGAGCTGGCGCTGAAGCAGCAGCCCGCGCTCGAGGTGGCCGGTCAGGTGCAGCAGCTTGCGCAGCGCCTCGAGGATGCAATTGGATCGCTACAGGGCGCCTTGCAGGTGGTGCTGACGGCCAAGCGGACGATTCGGCGCGGCAAGGATGGCAAGGCCGAGGGCGTAGATATCGTCGGGCCTGACGGGGCCGTGATCGCGCAGCAGTCGATTGTGAAGGGTGCCGACGGGCGCATTGTCGGGGTGCAGTAGTGGACCTGCAGGATCAAGTGGATCGCGGCGCCAAGGCCCAGCGGCTGCTCGCAGACCCGCTGATAGGGGAAGCCTTCGATGCGGTGCGGGCGGCGATTCATTCGCGATGGGAACAGACGCCATTGCGCGATACGGAAGGCGCGCATGAATTGAAGTTGATGATCAAGCTCTTGGGCGACGTGAGGGCGGTATTCGAGCACGCTGTGACGGACGGGAAACTGGCCGCCGCAGAACTCGAGCGGATTAACAGTCGCGTTGTATCGCCGGCGGAATTCATCGCCCGGCGCAGGTGATTTATGGCAAATGAAACGGCCGAGCAACCCACAGCGGACTCGGGCAAGGCGCCGATCGAGGATCGGGTCGCCAGCATCTTCGACGGGACTTCGCAGCCAGCGCCAGAGACTGACGCGGAGCCACGAGCCGCTGAAGAAGTCACGGAGGAGGCCGCATCGCTCGAGGAGTACTTCGAGTACGACTACGAGGGCGAACGGTATCTTCTCCCGAAGAAACTGGAAAAAGCGGTCATGCAGGAGCGCGACTACACGCAGAAGTCGCAGCGACTGGCCGACCAGGTCCGGCAGGCGGAATTGCGAGATCAGCAATTGCGCATCGCCGGATACGAGCAGGAGTTCCAGCAAGGCGTCGCCGAAATCACGAGGAAGCTCGCGATGTTCGACGAAGCACTGGAACAGGCCAAGGCCACGCCGTGGGCCACGATGAGCACGGATGAGGTCATCCGCCGCAAGTTGGAACTCGACCAGTGGAAGGAGCAGCGTGAGGCGCTGTCCCGCCAAGTCGAGTCCAAGCGGCAGGAATGGCGTCAGAAGTTCGAGGCGGACATGCAAAAGTACCGCACGGACTCGATGGACGCGCTCAGGAAGCGCGTTCCGGCATGGTCGGATGACATCGCCAAGGAAGTGCGTGCACATGCCTTGGGGAATTACGGGCTGTCGGAGGCCGAGGTCAACAGCATCATCGACCCGCGCCACGCCGAGATCCTGTACCACGCATACCTGTATGCGCAGGCACAGAAGAAGGCGGGCGAGGCGGTGAAGAAGGTCAACGCCCCGATCAAGTCCTCGTCGTCCACGCCCATGCCGCAGCAGGTCAAGGACAGGTTGAACTATCGCAAGGCGATGCAGAAGGCAGCCCCTGGCTCGCAAGAGCGCAAGGCGCTGGTTCAGGATCGCATTGCGAAGATTTTTGGAGCGAACTGATGTCACAAGTTACGGGTACTACCTGGTCGGATTCGGTTGCGAATTCGATCTCGATGAACACGAACCTCGCCGAGGACGTGGAGAGCACGATATGGGAGCTTGATCCCATGGATACGTGGGCGCTCACGAATCTCGACAAGGTGAGCGCGGAAAACCGTTTCCACGAATGGCTGGGCGACCAGCTCGCGGCGGCGACGGCGAACATCAACATCGAAGGCGATGACGTGGGCTTTGCGACGGCGCAGGCCGCGAAGCGGTATGGCAACTACTGCCAGATCGTCAGCAAGACGTTCATCGTGTCGGACACCCTCGAGGAGCAGCGCAAGCATGGCCGCTCCACCGAGACGGGCCGACTCGGCACCAAGTTGATGAAGGAGCTGAAGCGAGACTTCGAGTACGCGATGGTGCGCAATCAAGCATCGTCTGCGGGCGGTGCGGGCACGGGTCGCGCGATGGCTGGCATGGAGTCGTGGATCGCGGGACCGACTGCGACCACGGCTAACACGGCGGCCAATGCCGTGACGGCCACGACCAACTCGACGGCATCCACGACTCCCGGATTCTCGGGCTCCACTGTGGTGGCGCCGACCGACGGCACGGCGGGCGCGTTGACGGAAGGCTCGGTCAAGGCGGCTCTGCAGGGCGCGTGGGAGGACGGCGGCGATCCGCGCGTCATCCTCGTGGGCGCCAAGCAGAAGAACGTCATCGACGCCTTCGCTGGCGTGGCGACCCGGATGGTTGACATCAACCGGACGCAGCAGGCGTCGATCATCGGGGCGGCGAACCTCTATGTGTCGAGTTTCGGCTCGCCGCATGTGGTCACGCTGTCGCGCTATGTCCGGGATTCGGTGGTGCTGTGCATCGACCCGGATTACTGGGCCGTGGCGTTCCTGCGTCGCCCGCGCGTGGTGTCGCTCGCCAAGACGGGTGATGCCACGAAGAAGCTGCTCGTGAGCGAGGGCACGCTGGTGTGTCGCAATCCGAACGCCTCGTCGAAGGTCGTGGGTTGCAGTTAATCGGCTGGGGCGGTCTCACGGGAGGCCGCCCCGTTTTCTGAAGGCGGTTGCATGGCTGAATTCCTGGACTACGACCCGGTGCGCGGGCTGTTGCAGACCGAGGCCGTCGAGGATGGGCGGCACAAGATCCACTACCAGCAGGATGTCGAACCCGTCCTCGAGCTGACCAAGATCGAACGCAACGAGGGCGCGACGGACGACGGCATCGGCCGCGACCTATGGCTCTATGCGCGCGTGCCGCCCGTGGTGATCCTGAAACTCAAGTTCGAGCACGGCGTGGATATCTACAAGAAGGACCATCTCAAGCGCGCGTTCGATCTGATCAACGAGCACTACCCGTATTGCAAGACGACCTTCAAGCATCACGATCTCAAGGGGAAGGGGTGGGGGCTGTAATGTCGGCGGTCATGGAAGTGGAACCTGGTAAGGCGCTCGAGGTTGTGGCCGATGCGCAGCATCCTGCTGTCGCTCAAGCGAACAAACTCATCGAGGCTGGGAAGTTCGAGCAGGCGGCAGGGTTGCTTGAACAGCACTTGCTGTACTTCCCCAATGACGCGCAGGCGCTCACGATTCTGTCAACGGTGGTCAAGAAGGCCAACAAGTTCCCGATTGCCTATCATTTGGCGACGAGGGCGACGCAGTTGCGACCCGATCGTTCAGAGACCTGGAGCAGCCTTGGGCACGCCGCGCAGCGGCTGTGGTTGATGGACGAGGCGGAAGTCGCCTATCGCAAGGCGATTGCGCGCGCGCAGTCTGACAAACAGAAGGCGCTCTACTTCAACAATCTCGCGTCCATGCATCTCGACATGGGGCGGTTCGAGAAGGCCGAGAACGTACTGCGCCAGTCCCTTGCGATTGCGCCAGATGATCGGATGGCGCGCCACAACATGGGCCTTGCGTTACTGGCGCAGCGCAAATGGGTCGAGGGCTGGCAGAACTATTCCGCTTCAATTGGCACCGAAAGCCGCCGCGACGTGCGATATCGCAATCCGCCCGAACCGACGTGGGACGGAACGAAGGACAAGACCGTTGTCGTTTATGGCGAGCAGGGCCTGGGCGATGAGATTTGCGCGGCTTCCATGTTGCCGGATGCGATCCTTGACAGCCGCAAGGTGATCGTCGATTGCGATCACCGGCTGGCCGGACTGTTCCGCAGGTCGTTCCCGCAGGCGAGCGTTTACGGTACGCGGTGGGCAAAGCCCGGCGATGGCAGCAAGTGGGCTGAAAAGACGACCGACATCGACGCTTCGATCTCGGCCTTTGAACTGGGCAAGTTCTACCGCAAGCGCACTGAGGACTTCCCCGGCACGGCCTACCTGATTGCCGATCCGGACCGGGTGACGATGTGGAAGTCACTGTGGGCGAGCAAGCGCAAGCCGACGATCGGCATCGCATGGTCGGGCGGCATTTGGGTGAATGCCGAGAAATACCGCCAGCTCCCGTTGCGCGAGTGGCAACCGATATTCGACGCTGTGGATGCTCATTGGGTGAGCTTGCAGTACAAGGACGCCAGCGCGGACACAGCGGGCACTGAGGTGGTGCAGTACGAATACGCGACGCTGACCAAGGATTACGACGATACGGCGGCGCTGGTGGCGTCCTGCGATCTCGTGATCGGCATGCAGACATCGGTCATGCACCTGTGCGGTGCACTCGGTGTCGAGGGCTGGACGCTGATCCCGCACACTTCGCAATGGCGCTATGGCGAGGACTACACGGATATCCCGTGGTATCGGTCCCTGAAGATTTACCGACAGAAGGATCTATGGGCGCCGGTGGTTCAGAAGATTGCCGCCGACCTGAAGGAGCGGTTTAAGTGAAGCCTCTCATCTCCGATGGTTACAGAACGCAGCAAGAGGCGCTGCATGCGGCAGGGAACTATGGTGTTGCAAGCAAGCACTATGCGCCGCTCGTAACCGAGATCGTCAATCGGCTGCAGGTTCAGCATCTGCTCGACTACGGATGCGGCGCGATGATGAATCTCGTCAAATGCATCCGGCCTGATCACAAGATGAAATACCAGGCTTACGATGCCGGGGTGGCAAAGCTGGCCGGCATGCCGGTGCCGGCCGAGTTAGTGTGCTGCGTCGACGTACTCGAGCACATCGAGCCAGACCTGCTGGACAATGTGCTCGACCATCTGGCGAGCCTTACGGAAGTCGTCGGGTTCTTCACGGTTCACACGGGACCGGCGGTCAAGGTTCTATCAGATGGGCGCAACGCGCATTTGATCCAGCAGCCCATGGAATGGTGGCTCCCGAAAATCATGGAGCGATTTGAGCTGCAGACCGCGCAGCGCACGAACGAGCATGCGTTCCATGTGATCGTGCATCCAAAGATGCGGCTCATCGAGACCCCGGAAGGCGGCAAAGCAGCGTGAACACGGTTCGCTTATTTATCGGGTTCGACCCGAGGGAGGCGGCTGCCTATCACGTCTGTGCGCAGAGCATTATCGAGCGATCCAGCCTGCCGCTGGCGATTACGCCGCTGCACTCGGCGAACCTTGCCGGGTTCGATGGACAGAAGGACGGCAGCAATGCGTTCATCTACTCGCGCTTCCTCGTCCCCTACCTGTGCGATTTCAGCGGCTGCGCGATCTTCATCGACGGCGACATGGTGGTGAATGCCGACATCGCCGAGTTGTGGGCCCTGCGCGAACGGTTTGCGATGAATAAAGCATGCGCGGTCGTCAAGCATGATTATGCGACGCAGCATCCGCGCAAATACCTCGGCACACCGCTTGAGACCGGCAACGAGTCCTACCCGCGCAAGAACTGGTCGAGCGTGATCCTGTGGAACTGCGGGCACTATGCCAACCGCATCCTGACGCCTGAGCTTGTCGCCGAGGCATCGGGCAAGCAGGTTCATCGGTTCGAGTGGCTGCGCGATGAGCAGATCGACGATCTTCCCGGTGAATGGAATCATCTGGTCGGTGAGTATCCGGAGAAAGAATCCAAGCTCTATCACTTTACGCTCGGCGTGCCAGGGTTTGAGCGCTATGCCCGCGATGAGGGCGCCGTACTGTGGCACGAAGCGCGTGAGCGAATGAACCACCTGGTAGGTGTGTAATGGCCGTCATCACCAATTATGCGACGTTACAGACTGCGGTCGGCGATTACCTTGCGCGCTCTGATCTCACGTCGTGGCTGCCCAATTTCGTGCAGAATTGGGAGGAGCGGTTCTACAGGGACTCAAAGAATTGGGCCTCGTGGATGGAGTCTGCGCTCAATGTTGCGATCTCCGGTGGCGTTGCGGCTGTTCCCGCCGGCTATCTCGGGCTCAAGATCGCTTACATCAGCGGGCAAACATCGTTGCCGCTGAAGCGCGTGTCACTGGCGCAGTTGTACGCGCGGTATCCTCGATCGGGTGGATCTGGCACGGCGGCCTACATCGCGCGTAACGCGGGGAATTTCGAGTTCGGCCCGATTGCTGAAGACGGCACGCTCGTGGGCACCTACTACGCCAAGCAGACAAACCTGCGCACCGATTCGGACGGATCGAACTGGCTCACTCTCAATGCGCCCGATCTTGCCTTGTATGGCGCGCTGTTGGAAGCCGAGCCGTTCCTCAAGAACGATGCTCGCATCGAGGTGTGGCGCGTGTTCTACGCCGATGCGCTCGCGGCCTATCGTTCGCAATTCAAGGAGGAAGAATATCTCGCGCCGATGACGGTGGTGGTATGAGTGAGTCGGACGGCCGGATATTCTTCAAGGAATGGCTGCCCGATCTGCCTGATTTGGACAATCCGGGATTGACAGAGGCACGCAACGTCCTGCCGGTCGGCGGAACCTATATTGCCTTTAAGCCGTTGGCATCGGATGCAGCCAGCGCGGTGCTGCCTGCCAGGCCGACGGGATATATCCGCACGCCTTCCGGCGACTCGCAGACAATGCTATATGCCGGGGTATTAGCCCGGCTCTATGTCAGTACTGATATGGCGGCCTTTACCGCGCTGTCTGCGACGCTTGCCGGTGGTGCCAACGGGTGGTCATTTGCGCGCTATGAAAACCGCGTCATAGCGACTGGTTACGGCGAGCCGGCGCTGCAACACACGATTGGATCAGCATCGAATTTTTCGAC